CAGAGATACTCGGCCCGCAGATCGACGAGCCACAAGTTGTTGTGGGACAAGCCAAGGACAGGCAGGTGGGGGGCGACCACTACAAGTCAATGGGTGTACAGCCGTGGGATGTGGTAGACACATGGCCTCGTGACCAGCGCATTGGCTACTACCGAGGTGGCGCACTGAAGTATCTGATGCGCATGGGCAGCAAGGACGAGTCACCCGTCGAGGTTGCCAAGGGGCAGCACTACATCCAGAAACTTCTTGAGGTACTCAATGAGCAACAGTCCAACGCTGACAATAAGTAGCAGCACCACGGGTGGAAGCGTCACCAGCGGTGGCCCGTTCGGAAGCAGCGGGTCACTGACACTCACGAACAACAGCAACGAGCATGAACAACTGTCAGTCGCGGACATCCGCATGTTCAAGGAGATGTGTGGGTTGATGGACTACATCGCTTCTGTCGATCCCAAATTCAAGGAGTACATGATGGCATACAGAGCAAAGAAAAGGATACTGACATGATGGACATCGTAACCATCGACTTTGAAACCTACTACGACAAGGACTTTTCCCTGTCGAAGATGACCACCGAGCAATACGTTCGCAGTTCTTTGTTCGAGATCATCGGCGTAGGCATCAAGGTCAACGACTACCCCACTGATTGGTACTCGGGGGACAACCCCGGCAAGTTCCTCAAGTCACTGGACTACAGCAAGCGGGCCATACTGTGCCACAACACAGCGTTCGATGGGGCCATCCTGTCGTGGCACTTCGGCATCAAGCCAAGGCTGTGGCTGGACACCCTGAGCATGGCCCGCCCACTGCACAACGTCACTGTGGGTGGGTCGCTTGCCAAGCTGGCGGCGTACTACGGTCTGGGCAAGAAGGGCGACGAGGTGGTGGCTGCACTGGGTAAGCGCAAGGCTGACTTCACTGAGGCTGACCTCGCTCAGTATGGCGAGTACTGCAAGAACGATGTGAACATGACCAAGCAACTGTTCGACAAGCTCAAGGTCGGCTTCCCATCCAGCGAGTTGTTGGTGATTGATCAGACGCTGAGGATGTACACCGACCCAGTGATCGAACTCGACGTGCCGCTACTGGAGAAGCATCTTGAGGAAGTGCGCACCCGCAAGCGCACCTTGATCCAAGACCTCGGCCAAGGCATGGGTGGGGCGCAGGCGGTGCAGGACATGCTCATGTCCAACGACAAGTTCGCTGAGTACCTCAAGCGCCTCGGGGTGGAGCCGCCCACCAAGACCAGTCTGAAGACGGGCAAGGAGTCGTGGGCTTTCGCCAAGACGGACAAGGGCATGACTGACATGCTGGAACATGTTGACGAACGTGTGCAGGCAGCGGTGTCTGCTCGCCTCGGGGTCAAGTCCACCCTTGAAGAAACCCGCACCGAGAACCTGATTGGTGTGGCCGGACGGGGCAACCTGCCCATCATGCTTAACTACTACGGTGCCCACACCGGGCGCTTCAGCGGTGGTGACAAGCTCAACCTACAGAACCTGCCAAGCCGTGGCAATACGACCATCCGCAGGGCGCTGAAGGCACCGCCGGGGCAGATGCTGATCTCATGTGACTCGTCGCAGATCGAGGCACGTACTGTGGCATGGCTGGCTGGGCAAGAGGACTTGCTGGTGGCGTTCCGTGACAAGCGGGACGTGTACTCCGAGTTCGCCACTGAGGTCTACGGTCGTGTCATTACCAAGGCTGACAAGGTAGAGCGGTTCGTCGGCAAGACCTGTGTGCTTGGGCTGGGTTACGGTATGGGTGCTGAGAAGTTCCGGCGCACACTGGAGATCGGGCAAGGCGGCATCAACGTGGTGATCGACATCAACGAGGCAGAGCGGATCGTTCGGCTGTACCGACAGAAGAACTGGAAGATCGTGCAGTTCTGGCAGAAGTGCGGCGCAGCACTCAAGGACATGTTGTACGGTGGTGAGAACGCACTGCACCCCAAGGTTCGCTACGACAAAAGCGGCATCATCCTGCCCAACGGGTTTAAGGTGCAGTACCCGGCGCTGCGTGAGACGGCCAACGGGTTCATGTACATCTCCGATGCCCGTGTCTACCAGAAGGCGATCAAGGATCGTGTGCTCACTGGCACACCCCCTGACGACATTGCATGGACACGCATCTACGGTGGCAAGGTGACGGAGAACATCGTGCAAGCTCTTGCTGCATTGGCGATCCGTGAGCAGATGGCCGCTGCCGGACTGCACTTCAAGGTGGCCTTCCAAGTTCACGACGAGATCATCATCGCTGTGCCCGAGAGCAACGCACTGGCCGACCAAGCCAAGCTCGAAGCCCTGATGTCCACTGCCCCCAAGTGGGCACCCGATTTACCTGTGGCTTGCGAATCTGGCATGGCTGCGAACTATGGAGATACGTGATGAACATCGCTGAAATCAAGCGCGAACCGCGCAACAAGGACACCATCGACCTGCTGAAGCACATCGTGCAACAGGTTGAGGCGAGTGAAGATGCCACTGAGGTGCTGGCCTTCGTGAAGATCGGCAAGGACTACCACCGATTCTCGACGGGGATCGCCGACATGATGAAGCTGATCGCTGTGCTGGAGGTGGCAAAGCACGATTGCATCACCCGCATGACGACCAGTTGACAGGCGTTCTCCGTGGTGTACACTGGCGGTTCCAACATTACATCTCCCTCGCAGGTAGTCCCTGTGGGGCACACTGCCATGCGCCTAAGCCACTCATACTCGTCGATCAAGCTGTTCGAGAACTGCCCGTTGCGGTACTACCGCCAGCGGATCAAGAAGGAAGTCGTTGACGAGGGAGGTGAAGCGTCCAAGCACGGGGAACGTATTCATGCGTTCCTTGAAAACCGACTGAAAGGGTCGGGATTAAACCCAGAGGTGGCGCAGTACGAACCCCTGTGTGCATCGGTGGAGAAGCTGGCAAGGCAGGGCACCCTACACATCGAGCACGAACTGGTGCTCAACGAGAACCTTACACCAACAGGTTGGTGGGATGCTGACGCATGGCTGCGCAGCAAACTTGACGTACTTGTAATCATCGGCAACGACGCCGTGGTCATGGACTGGAAGACTGGCAAGCGCAATGCTGACCAGTTCCAGATGCAGATGTTTGCAGCGCAGGTGTTCAAGCACTTCCCAGATGTGCAGCGGGTGAAGACCTCACTCGTGTGGCTCAAGACAATGGAGATGGACACCGAGCAGTACACCCGTGTGAATATGAACTCGATCTGGGCTGAGATTATGAAGCGCATCCAGCGCATCCACGACGCCTACGACCATGCCAACTGGCCCGCCCGCCCCTCTGGGCTGTGCCGGTTCTGCCCGTGCCGTCACGACTGTGACTATGCTAGGGTTTAACCTTACAAAATAAAACTTGACAGCCGTGTAAAGAGGTATAGAATGAGCGCACTGACACCAGAAGGCAAGGTTAAACGTAAGGTCGTTGAGGTACTGAAGAAGCATGAGGTGTGGTACTTTTTCCCAGCGAACAACGGGTTCGGCAAGTCAGGCATACCCGACATCATTGCCATTGTGGATGGGCATTTTGTGGGGATAGAAGTGAAGTCAGCAACGGGGAAGCCAACAGAGTTGCAGAAGATTTGCGGTAGGCAGATAGAGGAAGCAGGGGGCACGTGGTTGGTGGTATCGAACGACGTAACTCTTGAAGTGTTGGACGCAGTAATAGAAAACAGAAAAGACAGGTGATGACATGCTCGTAGTCGAGAAGGCCAAGGCTCTGGCTCTCAAGTTGAACAACCCGAACCGGGTGCTGGACGCAATCGCCACGGCCAAGGCTATGGATGTGCGTGGCACCCAGATCGTGATTGCACCGCATCGTCTGGATGAGGTCAAGGTTCTGCGCAACCTCGGCATCAAGGCACCCAGCCCCATCCTGCACTACTACAACTGGCCGGGGCAGTTCACCCCGTTCGACCACCAGCGCGAGACTGCTGCGTTCCTGACGCTCAATCACCGCTGCTTGGTACTCAACGAGATCGGCACTGGCAAAACCCAGAGCGCGTTGTGGGCAGCGGACTACCTGATCAAGACCAAGAAGGTCACGAAGGTGCTCATCATGTCA